CCCTTTAATGCCGTTTGTTTCAGAGTCCCGCCTTGCTACCCTTTCTTCACTCAGCGATATGCTGTTTCTGAGCCAAGCCAGTATTATTGGCCTGTACTTTGGCGCAACGGCATACATGTCCCGCAAACCGTAAGGTTTACCCCCCGTGATTTTTGAATCGATAGCTGCTGTTACTGCTGCTATTTCTGGTATCAACAGCTTGGTGTCTGCTGTTAAGGAAGGCAATGCCAACGTAAATTCTATTCTGGATCGGATGACCGGCATCCAAGATGGGATGAATAAGCTTGAGCTTGAGAAGCGCGAGAGCGTCACTCAACCTTTAACACCTCAAGAAGCGATGAAATTGGCATGGGCTCGTCAATCTATCGACCGATATAACGAAGAACTTCGCATGATCTGCCACATGAGCAATGAAGGGCAGAAATTTTGGGACGCGTACCAGAACGCTTTGCAAGAATCTCGGAATGCCCACGCAGCCTCAATCAAGGCCGCTATTGCTAAAAAGAAAGCTCGTAAACAATTACTCCACGACATCTTTCTATATACTATCGTTGGCGTGGTGGGGCTGCTGGTTGCTGGTATAGTGATAACTATGATTATTTTGGCATTTGGAGCGTAAGGATGGAAACACATTCGATACCCCCCGTAACTCAAACGACTTGGAAACAAGTGGCCGTTCAGAAATATGAAAGAATGCAGAGCGCAGCGGAAGGGGAACCTGTTAAGGAATTGATCAAGACTGTTAGCCCAACTCTTTATATCTCAAAGAATGGAAAGGTTGAGATTCAAATTACGGGATCGACTCAAACAATCAGTTTATTAGCATAGGAAATTATTATGGGTTTATATTCAAACATTCACGCAAAACGCAAAAGAATAAAAAAAGGTTCTAAAGAAACAATGCGGGCTCCCGGGTCAAAAGGAGCGCCTACGGGCAAAGCGTTTGCTAAAGCTAAAAAAACTGCTAGAAAACCTAAATAATGGCTCACGAAACTAGAAAAAATAACCTGCTGAAGAAGCATAGTCTCAAGGGTGTGAACAAACCTAAACGCACCCCCGGCCATAAGACTAAATCTCACATGGTTTTAGCCCAGGAAGGGCATACTTTAAAATTAATACGTTTTGGACAGCAGGGTGTTTCTACCGCGGGTAAACCAAAAAAGGGCGAGTCGGAGACTCAAAAAGCTAGGCGTAGAAGCTTTAAAGCTAGGCATGGAAAAAACATTGCTAAAGGAAAAATGTCAGCGGCTTATTGGGCAAATAAGGAAAAATGGTAATGTGGCAGATTAGCGCAGGTTTGGGGTTGGCTTTAGCACTCACATTAGGTGGGTTTAAACTTTATTACGACAAAAAAGAAGCTGAGACAAAGGCGTTTTATATTCAGCTAGAACAGTCAATTCAGAATCAAAAAACCCTTGAAGGGACCATTGAATCACAAAACGAAGACCTTCAACGAACTTTAGCTAACCATGAATTGGTTGTTGGACAAATTGAACGGCTGTCAAAAGAAAACATGGCAGCACAAAACGAAGTTATCAACATTAAAAAAAGTTTCGCCAAACATGACTTAAATATGTTATCCATTCGCAAACCAAAGCTTATAGAGCGGATTATAAACCGTGGGACGGGAGATGTGTTAAATGACCTTAAAACCATTACGAATCCAAACCAATTTGATGAAGTTAGCACTCCTAGTCTTACTTCTTCTGGTTAGCGGTTGTGCTGTTTTTGGTGGTAAAAGCATACCTACGGTTAACCCAGTAGAAGTTATTACTATTGAAAAGAAAGCCCCCGTGTACCACCCTCCGCTTCCAAACGCCATTGAAGGATATCCAGTCCAATGGACTGTGCTTAACCCGCAGTTAATGGAAGAGTATTTAACAGACCTTGAAGAGGGAAATGCTCCAACTAATGTGTGGTATTCTTTAACCACCAAAGGGTATGAAAACCTATCTTCTAACATGGCGGAAATAAAAAGGTATTTAAGACAAACATTAAGTATTTTAAAATATTACCGAGAATTGGATAAAGAGGAGTCTAAAGCTGATGAGTAATGAGTTAATAGAGATGCTTAGACGGCATGAAGGCGTTCGTAGCGCAGTTTATGTATGCAGTGAAGGTTACGAAACAGTAGGCGTAGGTCGAAACATCAGTGCGTCGGGGCTTGGACTTTCTGACGATGAAGTAGATTATCTTTTGAACAATGATATTAAGCGCGTAAGAAACGAACTAAATGACGAATATTTTTGGTTTGGTGCTCTTAACGAAGCAAGGCAAGATGCCATGATCGATATATCTTTTAACCTTGGGCAAACCAGACTAAGAGGCTTCAAGAATGCTCTTGCTGCGATGGAAGCAGAAAACTTTGATGAAGCCGCAGATGAATTTATGAACAGCCGGTGGGCAGAGCAAGTTAAAGGAAGGGCTCCTGAAGTAACTGAGATAATTCGTACTGGGGAGTATGCGTAATGCCTTTGCAAAAGTTTTTGTTTAACCCCGGAATCAATAAAGAAGGCACTGATTACACGGCGGAAGGCGGCTGGTTTGACGGGAATTTAATGCGGTTTCGCAAAGGATTTCCTGAAAAAATAGGCGGATGGGCTAAATTGTTAACCTCTGCTTACGACGGCACTGGTCGTAAGTTGTTGGGTTGGGTATCTTTAGGTGGTACAAAGTTATTAGGTCTTGGCACTCGGACCAAACTATACATTCAAGAGGGTAATAATTATAACGACATTACACCTCTGCGTAGCACTACTTCTGCTGGCGATGCGGTGTTTGCTGCAACCGATGGATCAAGTACGCTCACCATAACTGACGCTGCTCATGGAGCTACGGCGGGTGATTTTGTCACCTTTAGTGGAGCAGCGAGCCTTGGTGGTGTTGTTATCGCTGCTGCCCTTAATCAAGAGTATCAGATTGATGCTGTTCCTACGGTCAATACTTATACTATAACGGCTAAAGACACCTCCGGGGACACCCTTACTGCTAACAGTAGCGACTCTGGTAATGGTGGAGGCTCTATTGTTGCGGCCTATCAGATTAATGTTGGATTAGACGTTTTTGTAGACGGTACTGGTTGGGGCTCTGGAACCTGGGGTCAAGGTACCTTCGGCTCTAGTAGTGCGTTAAGTGCTTTAAACCAGCTAAGACTGTGGTCAATGGACAGCTTTGGCGAAGATTTAATCTCAAACGTGCGTTCTGGCGGTATTTTTTATTGGGACACCAGTGCAGATACGTTAGGAACAAGCCGAGCGGTCGCTTTGTCCGCACTTAGCGGCGCTAATCTAACGCCTACTAAAGGATTGCAGGTACTGGTTTCCGACGTAGATCGGCACGTTATTGTTTTAGGCGCAGATCCCATTGTTAGTGGCGCTCGATCCGGGTCCATTGATCCTTTATTAGTAGCTTTTTCTGATCAAGAAAACGCGGCGGAATGGGAAGCTAAGTCTACTAATACGGCAGGTTCCTTACGATGTTCTGCCGGATCTGAGATTATTGGTGGGTTACGGGCTCGACAAGAAACTTTAATCTGGACAGACGTAGCTCTTTATAGTTTGCAGTTTATTGGGCCCCCTTTAACGTTTGGTTTAAACTTAATTAACGAAGGGGTAAGCTTAGTAGGGCCTAATGCAATGGTTAACACCCCTTCTGGTGTGTTTTGGATGGACAAAAAAGGGTTTTACAGTTATTCCGGGGCGGTAAGTCCGGTGCAATGCAGTGTACATTCTTACGTCTTTGACGACATAAACGAAGGTCAAGCCTACCAATTCTTTGGGTTTTTAAACAAAGAATTTAACGAAGTGGGCTGGTTCTATTGTTCTTCGGACTCTCTTTCTATTGACCGGTACACCACTTATAACTATGTAGAACAGACCTGGAGCATAGGACAACTTGCGCGAACCGCTTGGTTAGACGAAGGAATTGTTTCTTTCCCCCGTGCTACCGGAACGGATAGCGACTCTAACTACCTTTATCAGCATGAAACCGGCAATGACGCGGACGGAAGCCCGATGAGTAATGTTTACGTGGAGTCCGCAGATTTTGACATAGGTGACGGGGAACAGTTCCAGTTTATAAAACGCATGATACCGGACGTTAAATTTACGGGGAACGGCGGATCGGATCAGCAGTTAAACGTGGTCCTTAAAGCGCGTAACTATCCCGGTAATTCATTGACCACGGACCAGACGACAAGTTTTACGGCGTCTACTACAAAAGTAGACATGCGGGCACGTGCTCGACAGGCTGCTTTACGGTTTGAGTCAGACGATGATGCTTCTACAGGTATACAACTAGGAGTTGGTTTCCGGATTGGCGGCACCCGACTGGACCTTCAACCTAACGGAAGACGATGAGTAAACTACTTCGAGGTCGATTACCTTTTGCGCCCCCAAATACTACGGTAGATGGTGAGACTTTTAATCGAGCAGTTCGTCTTCTAGAGTTAAGTTTAGGCGCGTTTGACCCTAGTTCGACCCCTCAGTTTAATCGAACAGATCGAGACCAGCTGAAGTTTAATTCAGGGGATGTTATATGGAACACCTCTGTTGAATTGTTGCAGGTTTACGATGGCGATGAATGGTTTGATTTGTCTAGGGAATTGCCTTATACCAGAGATTCTTTAGAGGCCGAAGGCCAAGTAGGAGCCGTCCAAATTATTAACAAAGGGGCGATTGTAGTGAGTGTTCACGGGTGAAATCAGGGTGTACGTTTACTTTAAATAAGTTTAGACTCGTTTTACCGGGTTTTACAACTTGGGTACGAATATCTTCTCCGTTTTCGTCGGAGTTAAGCGCCGTAAGTGGCATGTTGTTGTGACAATTAAACATAGGCGCATAAAAGACAATGGCTGAATCTGCATTAAAGTACGACGAATTTGAAGATTTTGATAATATAGAACCTATTCAAGTACCTGCAGGAGGAATTGCTACTTTCCTAACTGCCAAAGAAGGTATGTTTGCGGACGACGATGAACTGCCTGATGGCGGAATTGCTTCAGTTAAGCAGGTTGCTGATCAACTTGCTGAGTATGGACGGCATGAAGACGATTTCATGGTTCATGCGGCGGAAGGCGAAACGGTTATACCGATGGAAGTCTTTCGCAAAAACCCTATTCTGAAAGAAAATATTTATAAACAAATGCGTGACATGGGCCTTGAGCCTGAACGTTACGTGGTTGGTAACGACTTTAACTCGATTAATCCGGTTACGGGTCAGCCTGAATTTTTCCTTAAAAAGATGTTCAAGAAACTGGGCAAGTTTTTAAAGAAAGCGATCAAAATAATTTTACCGATTGCTTTGAATTTTTTTCTCCCCGGTCTTGGCGTTATTGCAAGTGCTGCGATAGGTAGCGGAATAGGGGGTTTAATACAAGGTGAAAGTTTTGGCGAGGCTTTGAAATCCGCCGCAATCGGGGGTTTAACTGCGGGTGTGATGAAAGGCGTGTCTGGAGGAATTGGGTCTGTTAAAGCGGGCGGTAAATTTGGCACCGGTTTTAAAGCGGGCATAACGGGCCCTCGGGGAACCCTTAGAGAAGCAATGGCGGCAGGAAAATCTGCCGGGGATGCCGGGGCTTTAGTTAAAGCCGGGGGTCCAAGTGTTGATGTTTCGGCTACTTTAGGAACAGGCCACGAAGCCGCTTTAAACGCTAATAAGTTAGAAACTTTATCTAGGGAACTTAGCAAAGTACCGGGTATGGACGCAAATACCATTCAAAACATAGTTAACGATGGGCTTAGTAAAGGGTTAACTGTCGATCAGATTTTAGTGGGGCAAGGTGTTCCATTCAAAGAAGCTGTTTATACTGCTACGGGCGGAATAACGGGTACTGCAGCAGAACAAGTGGCGGCTAGAGAAGCTGCTTTACAATCAGCAACCCCACCAGTCTCCGAGGTCAGTGTCGTCCCTGAAGCAGTCTCCGAGGTCAGTGTCGTCCCTGAAGCAAACTACATAGACCCCGGTTTTGAAAAACGAGTTCTGGCGGGGCAAGGAGCCGTCAAGCCCGTATCAATAGACCCCGTCGATTTTTTGGAAACAGGAACGGTAGATACTCCCGGTATTATGGAGGGTATTAAGAAATTAGGACCCGGCGGAGACGATTTTTTCGAAGGACTAAGAGACATCTTTATGCCCGGGTCTGCTAGGCGTCTTGCTGCAGAAGAAATAGCGGGCAAAAGTTTTCAGGTTGGAACGAAAGGATTTAAGGACGCGGTGTCCACAATTCTGAAGAACTCTGGTGACATTAATTTTATGCGAAAATTCGGTCCTGCTGCATTAGCGGCTATGGGAATTGGTAACTTGGTGAGTCCCGGGGACAACCCGGAATCTATTGATATGAGCGGAGGAGGGATTAACGAGGCGATATCTTTGTTAGAAGCAAACCCGGATAAATACGACCCCTTTGGCGGAGCTAAGCTGTCTCCACGCGGCGCAGGTCAGTTTAACGCTTACGAGATACAACCATATAACCAACCGCTAGGAACATCTTATCAGTCTACCGCTCGGGTAGCCGGGGGTGGCGGTATGGACGTGAATAACTACCCGCCACGAACCGGGGCCATAGCAGGTCAGGGCACGGAAACGTCGGACGACATTCCTGCAATGCTTTCTGATGGCGAGTTTGTAATGACTGCTCAAGCAGTACGTGGGGCCGGTAACGGAAGTCGGTCAAACGGCATGAGGAACATGTACGACATGATGAATAATTTTGAGTCGAGGGTTTAACAATGGCTGAAGAACAGATAACCCGGCAGTACGTCTACGAAGACCCGAATATAGCGGCGTACAAGATGGGGCTTTACAACAAAGCCCAAGATTACATGAAACAAATGACGGAAGGAGGAGTTCTTCCTCCTACCCAGGGTGTTGCGGGAATGACTTCGGAGCAATTGGGCGCTGGAGAACTCATTCGTTCTGGAATTGGCGGTTACGAACCTTATTTACAGGGTGCTTTACAATCTACCCAAGCCGGGCAAGCCGCTATTACGGGAGGTGCGTTACCTGCGATTCAGGAAGGGATGGATGCCACTCGTCTTGGCATGGGCACGTTAAGAGAGGCTCAAGGTCTGGCAGCAGCTACTCGAAACGACCCGTATGCGTATAGAGACGCCGCCATGACTGGTATACAGGGTGCCGAGGTCTTAGGC